CATTACTACCGCCATATAAAAATTCACCATACGTTTGTTTATCTAACTTCCCGTCATTCAAAGTAGTTATTTCATCATGGATAGTATTAAGGTCGTCAACAAATCTGTCTATATAAATTTGTACATCCGTTAATGTAGTACCATTAAAACTATAATAAAACCTACCATTTATAAAGCCGTCGGTAGTTTCACCGGAATGATGATAAATAACATCTGTAGCCATCACAAATAACGGGTCAGATAAGTCGGTATTTATTATCGGTTTATATAATAGTCTATTGTAATCTAATGTACCACCTGACGAGACAAAAGTAGTTTTATCAGGTTTAACAATACTTGTAACGTTTCCAGATATGTCAGTTATTGTCATTATAGAATCAAGCATTATTAGAATCCTCCATCTTAAAGACATGTGGTGTAATTAATTCCTTTTTCCAGTATACTTCTGACAATGGAAAAGTTGTTGTATTTGTTGGTTTACCGATATAAGCGATTAAATCATATGAATAACCTTTTATATCAAGATTAGCTGTATCTAAATGAGCTAATGCGATACTTAATTCGAATGAATAAACAACTGGACGTCCATTATCAGATTGAGCATTGCCAGTCGCACTGTCATTACTACACCAACAGTAGTATACCCCAGTAGTAGTATTTTTAGCAACGGTTAAACGGTTTAGCAGCTGAGTAGCATTACCGATTACTTCATTCTTATCATCATCCCCCAAAGAATAACCGAAATATGTATTAATTGCTGTTTCATCAACACATTCGGTTATTTCTTGAGTCGAAAATTTAGCATAACCGTTTATGGAATAATCTAAATAACTGTTATAACTTATTGGTGTTTTAACATTTAAATATTTTTCAATACAAATTATATTATATTCACTCGATCTAACTGTAAATGCTAAAAATGCAGACATTACATCGGTTACTTTCGGAAATATAAACGGTGTTCCATCACTAGCATATACTGAAATGTCTAATGCTACAACTTCACCGCGATTTAGACTAACATCGTTATTTCGAATTTTCAGCATTTGTTATATCCTCCTTCAATCTCATATCAGGCGGCATTGGATTAGCTGGTTGCGGATTAGTCATGGCTGCTTGACCGGTTTTCATTTTAGTACCATTATTTTGTGCACCAACACTACTGTTTGTAGATTTATTCGCAGTACCATTTCCGGTTGTACTGTTTCCAGTAGTTTGGTTAACCTGATCTTGTGCCATTAACTGAGCAACATATTTGAGTACATTTGGATTTTGTAATAAGAATGCTTTCATAGCAGGATCAATATCGTTTTGACGTTCATATATATTTCTAAGTATTGCAGCACTAAATGGAAACTGCAATTGTTTCATTATATCCCAATAGAGTTTTATAACAGCCGGATCTTGTACATTTCCAAAGGTACCAGCCATAAACTGTTGAGTTGTAGTTTCCCACATCTCGGCTTTATTACTTATCAATGAAGCATTATCTGCTGAAATTATAAAGTTATCATCCCAATATACTTGGTCAGTACTGTTTTGTTTAAGAAACATATACCGATTAAAACTTAATTGAAGAACATCACCATCTGTACTATGCTGAATATAAAACTGTGTTTCATCAGCATAAGCAAGTAAAAATTTAAAAGCCTTCCTGTATATTTCACCATACGCTTGAACCTTCATTCTCTGTTTACTTTCAAGCCGTCCAGCGGATTGTGCAGCAGCCATTTCTTTTGCTTTACCTGAAGTAGCTGTAGTATCCCTTTTACCCTGATAACTTTCAGTAATACCAAGGTTAGCTCTTGCCCATTGATTCATTCTACTCGCATAAATGTCATCTTGTTGACAATTTGCTTGAATCGTTTGAACTGAAAATGCATCCTTTAGTCTAGGGTCACTTATTGGAACCATCTTAAGAGTAGAATCGTCACTCGGGACGTTTACACCTTTTGGATAAGTAACAAATGAACCAGCTTTGAGGATATTTTCTTCATCTTTAGTGGTGATACGGTTGAGGGTATCTTGATTCTGTTCAATTACATCAATATCTGATATACCGAAAATACTGTCGCTATCACTTACAGAAACACGCATAATAACCGGTAATTCTCTTATATGATACCATGGAATCTTATCACCAATTGAAACGATCTTTTTAAGTCCAGCATGCGGATCATCAGGTTCACCTTTCGTTTTAGCAGCAGCTCTTAACTGGGCATTTAAATCCATATCACCTATCCAGATATCATCTGTAGCAATTTCATCTTTAAGAATACGTTCTACATGTTCTAAACTACCGCATTTAGGGCATGCCGCATCTACTGACAATAGTGGTTCACCACAGTTTGCACAACAAGTAACTCTACGAAGTTCATAATAGTCATCTTCAGATATGAGAGTTCTTGTAGTGTCTGAAAAGATCATACGACCCAAATCACCATCATCATTCAAATAATAACAGGTAATAATGGTTACCGTATCACCTTCAATGTGATCTGGAACTAACTTCACATGGTACATTCTCCAGATTTTATTTACTGTAGTTACTGACTTTATAAATATATACTCTGAATCATTAAAATTTGCTATACCCGGTTGAACAAAAACAGAACCAGCCGGATATTCTTTTAAACACAATGCACCATAGCCGGAGTTATTTTTAACTGATGAGTCCCATTCAATAACATAAAAGTGATAACCATTTTTGAGAGTTCCACGTTCAGCACGGTCGTTTATAGCTATCCCATCCATTCTGACCATCTCTTCTTGTAAATAGTTTATAATTGCAAGAGATCTTTGTGTATCTTCAACAAGGGTTGGAGTAACTGCTGGCGCCGGAATAGCATTACTTATTTGACTTTCAAGTAATTCAAATACGACATTTTCATGGCATTCAGCTTGAATTTCTTTACCCGTCCTTTTATTGACGATCTTACCTTCACCTTTATATAATGAAGTACGGCGTGCAATCAGTTTTGTTTGAACTGAACTGGCAGATACCGCATATGTATATTTAGTTATCGCTTCAGAAATATCCATGAGTCACCTTTTAAAATTCACTATTATAAATATCAATAAATGTTATTGCAATAGACGTGCTGACTGCCGCTATGCCTAAACATAATATACCAAATGACTGTAACCAATTCGAATTATCATTTAATATGCAACAACTCCCTAATGACCAGCATGCTAATATCCCAAGTACTTTATTGAAAGCAACTAAAACTTTAACCGCAACTGCCATAATTTTCTCCCATTAAATCTAATCCAGGACCCGTTGTCACATAATCAGGTGGTTCACCCCAAAATGATATAAGAGTTTCTCGTTCTATGCCAGTTGATTGATTATAGTCGCTTATCATATCATCTGTCCAAGTACGTGCTTTACCTATTACTTGTTTCATTGCAGTAGCTGCTGCTGGTAACATAGTCATTCTATTAAGTGCTTGCGACATTGCATCAACATCGTCGTCATGTGTTGCATTCGGAAAGTCTTCCAAATCTTGTTTTAATTCAGGGAACCAAACAGCCTTTTTATCAAAATAAACGTGTCCATTATGATATAACCAAGTAACAGCCATTGCTCTTGAATATTTACCACCTTCTGGCTGAATAGCAATAACGTTTTCAACATTTGCTACTCGCAACATATCAATTGCTGCAACACCGTTTGCTGTTTCTTCAATATATAAATAATTAAGTTTATAAAGTCTATTAAAATAATAAATTCTTTCCATCAATTGCGGGAAAGAATAATGGCCTTTTTCGGCCCATAAACAAAAATAATCGTCTTCAAGTTTTGCCCAAACCTGAAGTGCATTGAAGTCGTTATCTTCTTCATGTTTTAATGCAGCGTCAACACTAAGTGCTATAAGTGGCCATACTACCGTGCTGCCATCTTGTCTAACGAGTCCTTTATTACAAATAATACCGAACTCACAACTACGAAACATTTTCTCAGTAAATAAATTACCACCAGCAACTGTCGGATTACCTTGATAGTTATTTTCCCAAGTCAGTAGTTTACCGGATTTTATATAAGCTTGCTTGAATGCTTGAACCCATTTGCGATTTTTACCAATTTCAGGACATGGTCCATCACCGACTGTTCTATGTAACGGATCATTTTCTGCATCAATGCATTCACAAGGAATATTCAATGTTTCAATTGAATCGTCTTCTTCAAATTTCTTAATAACCTCGAATATATCTCTAAGATTCCATCTGGTCTGCATCAAAATAACTTTGCCGCCAGGTTTTATTCTTGAACGTACAACTGATAACCAGTTATTTTCAAGATTATCGTTAAATGTATCAGAACTTGCTTCAACACTATCATG